TGGTTGGAGCGGATGCAATCAGTTACGCCCAGCTCCCAGAGAAGGTCAACGCATCTGTCACGGTCTGCGGCTAGGGTCTGCTCATAAGCTAATGGAGTGCCTTCTGACCACTTGCTAATCGTCTGGAAATCAATCTCATCACCGATGGTTACTGTCTGGTCTGGCTTAAAAGTTTTGAGGAATCGTACGACATTCTGTACGACATGAACATCCTCGAAAGGTACTTGCAGGTCAGACAGAATTACGATCTTCTTCATCTAGTCCTCATCATCCTCATAGGGGTCAGGCTCTAGCGTGTTGGGTATCTTAGGAAGAATCCAATCAGGATACGCAGAAGGCTCAACGATTATGGCTAGGGCAATATCAACAGGCATACCCGCTTTTCTTAATGCGCGGTACATCTCTTGCAGAGAAATCGCCCACGCATCTAGGGCGCTATAGGTATCTAGGTCAATTGCCTTCTTACGAGCCATAGAATTATTTTCCCTTAGTTAGTAGCTCCAACATAGCTTCGACACGCACTAGGCGATTATTGATAGCCCCGACTTCGTCGCGCATCGATGACCCACTATTCGGCTTCAACTCCTGTAAATAGTGAAGAACGATGAAGCGAAGCAAGGCAGCAACCCCACCCAGCACCGTCGCGCATATCGCTACAATTGCAGCTAAATCCTGAGGGTTCACTTTTTGTTATCGATAGCATCTACTGCCGCTTCGATAGCATCTACGGCTACATCAGCGAGAGCCTTCTTAGATCGGTATGACTTGATAGCTGCACGAATAGCAGGAATTGCCATAAGTCCAAGTGCTCCAATAATTACTGCTTCCATTTATTCTCCCCCTAGCATCGGAATATTAAAGAACGAACCGTCTGTATCGCCCGCTTTAGTGAAAGAAATGTGCAGATGCTTAGTATGCGGATTGATTCCAGAATACTTTCTCCAGCGCCATCCCATCCGAGGGCTTGCGATTTTATGATTGAAGATGATGTAGGCGATACGCTTGCTTTTGTCTGCCTTGGCATAGAGTCGAATCTGATCAGCAATATCGGGCATGAGGTCGGGCTTGGCTGAACCAGACACATCTCTATCCACATCGATTGCCCTAACCATCCCTGTTTCGTCAGGATTGTGGTCACTAGTAGGGCGTGATTGATGCTTTTTGTCACCAACCCATCCATCACTAGCGCGATCTCTATCGCAGAATTCATCGTCAAATTGCAATCTCATTTGCTGACCAGCTTTGCAAAGTACAGGCTTCATCCCAGTAGTAGCTCTGCTTCTTCTGCGGTAATGCCTAGACGAGCAAGCAGTCCAGCCTTAGCTTCTGCGCGTAGAGCTGCGTTGGTAGCTTCCTCAGCCTTCTGTGCTTCGTAGGCGATGCGGTCAGCTTCGCGTTGTGCTACTTCCTCAGCGGTAAGCTCAATCTCATGAACCTCACCTGTTGCGCAGTTAACTTCGATTCGTGTTGGGTTTGCCATGTTATGCCTTCTTTATTCCGTAGAGGGTTGCTGTGCTGTACTGTACAAAGTTTCCGCTGCCAAGTGCTAATGCAATAGAAGTAATGGCGGCTGTGTTAGACCATAGCGCAGCGTTTAGACCAGCGAACGCTGCTGTAGCGTTGTTCTCTGTTGTCGTGTCGATGCTAATGGACTTGTAATTTGCGCTCGCATAGTTTGGAATGTAAATCTCAGTGTTGCCAAAGGTTGAAGCAGTCGCTCCCGAGTATGGCGACCAGAAGTCAGCAGAGGCAGCGTTGCCGCTGATGGCGCTTCCTGTGCCTTGTCCGTAGAGGAATCGTTCTGTGTAACTTGAGCTTGAACCGTTAAATTTAATAGTTCCATAATCCCAAGAACCACCACCACCGCCACCAGACGCGCTAGATCGGACGCTAATTTTAAGCAGTAAATCTGTGTAAGTACTAGGAATACTTGTAAAGTCAATGGTAGAAGCCCCACCAACTCCAACCTCAACCGTAGCTATTTTCTCAAAGGTTGCCATTACTCCGCCTTTATTCCATAGAGTGAAAAGGTTGTGCCAGCGGTGTAATTTGTACCGCCAGTAGATAAAACATCTAAACGAGTAATAGCTGCGGTGCTTCCATACCATAAACCAATTACTGCTTCTACTCCAGAGGATGCAGCATTGTTGCTTCTAATGAGTGCATTTTTGTAGGTTGTCGAATTATTGTAATTATTGATGCTAATAATGGCGTTTTCGAAAGGTTGTGTTACTGAACCGTCAACTGCAATATATTCCTGAGAGTTTTGTCTAAATGAATTAGCTAATGTTGAATAACCTCTTACACCTGTGCGTGAGTAATTAAATCCTGTATCATTATTAAATCGCAAAGCAGTTGTTATTGATGCAGTATTACCCTGTATTACCAGCACAATATCTGTGTAAGTAGTTGGCAAAGGATTAAAGGTAATAGTGTTTTGTGATCCTGATGCGGTGGCGGTTGCAATAGCTTCATAGGTAACAGTCATAATTAATCCTTAATACCGTAAAGGGCTACATGAGAATACTGAGCTAAATTGCCTGATGTAAAGAATATAGATATTGAATTAATGGCATTAGTGTTAAGCCAAAGGTTAGAATCGAGCTCTATGTTTCCATTACCATTGTTATCTGTGCCAGTTAAGGTACGATTAACCTTGTTTTTTGTAGTAGATGCGTAATCTAAAATGTCCGTTATCTGGATGCTCATTACGCCTGATGTGGCTGATGCTCCTGATGTTAAACCAGCGTAACCAAAAGTGGCTGCCCCTGAATCTCCTGCGTAAGCGCTTCCGCTTCCGCTTCCGCCCATATAATGAAAGCGGTAGTTAGTGCCTGTATCGCCGTTAAATCTAATTCTGACGTTATCAGCGGTCACGGCATTAGTGCTTCTAATAAAGGATCGTATCTGTAAATGCTTATAGGTAGCAGGAATAGAGCTAAAAGTAACGGCAGACGAACCGCCTGCGCCTACTACTGTAGTAGCAATCGATTCATAATTACCTGCTACTACCCCGCCTACGCCCAAAAGCCCTGAGATTGTATTAAGCAATCGAGCCCACCACATACCAGTTATTAGCAGATGTCTGGATAAGAGCAGCAGACTTGTATTGTGCAAGTGTAGGAGAAGCGGCAACTGCTCCCGCTGATAGGACTGTAACTCCACCAGCGCCAGAGATAGTCACAACTCCTGCACCTTTGTTAAGGACTGTGATGACTGTGCCAACTGGGAACGCTACGCTGGCATTGGTTGGGATTGTAAGAGTCGAAGCGGATGCGTTAGATCGTGTGACTAGGACTTGATACTGGTCAGCTAGGACAGGGGTATAGGTTGTGCCTGTCTGGTCGTTGAGGGTAAAGTTAACGAGTCCGTTGTAGGCAGCCGCGGTGAGGATGTCACCTGTTACTGCTGGAAAGCCTGTTGCCATTTATATCTCCTAGTAAGTCATCGCGCTAACGCCAATTATACCGCGTTCTGCGCTTCCTATAACGAATCCATCGGTTATGGGTTCGAGTGTTGTAACGGTTACATCCATAGAGTTAGGGCTGATTCGCCATGTTAAGCCCTGTACCTGCAGGGTCTTTACGATGGTAGAACCACCTTCTCCTACGTTGGTAATTCTTAGGTTCTGGAAATAGTCCAGAGCAATCATCGTGTCAGTTGGCACATCTGGGTCTAGAAGGTCAACCGTCATGGCATCGATACGAATCGTAGTTTCAGCTCTAGTGGCTACATAAGTTCTAGCTATATTAAGGGCGCTGGCATCTGTATCTACTACCAAATCTTGAACTGAATACTGGTGAGGGAAATAGCGCTCAACGCTGGTGGTGTTCTGTGCAAACTGAGCCGTACCGCCTACGCGGGTAATGTTAGCCTGATTGATGATGAGCTTATCGTCAAAGGCATATACAAGATTCTTATAAGGTATGCCAGTAGTTTGATTAAACTCAATAGGAGTGTCAGAGATAGATGACACGACTTGGTTGCGTGACTTGAACACGGCAGTACCAGAGCCATCAATGTAGAACGCGCCCTGCTCTGAGAATTCTACATTCTTGAGAGCTCCTAGAGATGTGCGAAGCGTTGCTGGGTCGGCTTGGCATAGGCTTTCACCTGTTGCGACCGTACGCATATTAGAAGGGAAGCCTATCTGATCTAGTATCTTGCCTATGCGTGTGCCTGTACTCTGACCTGCTCCTGAGTCTGCAACAGTCTGCACCTGAGCTAAGTTATACAGCTTGAAGGCATCTGAACAGTAGATGTCAACGTAACCCAGCTCCTGACCTTGCGGGAAACTATAACGGTACTCTGTTGTGTAGCCTGAGAATAGGAAGGCATCCTTGGTGGCAGTTGTAGCTGAGATGCGAAGCTTACGAAGCGGTACTAGATAAGGATAGTAAGGGCTAGAAGTGTTCTGTGGGTTCCATGCGCCATCTGGGTCAAGAACTCGTACGACTGCATCGCCAGCTACATACTGGTCACTTAATACGTTACGCCCGCGGTTAATAGTTATGTTGCGGACATTAGGAGTTAGATCAACGATAGGGATAGGAACGGTAGAAGCAGCTAACTGGCTTACTCCAATAATTCCATACTTATCATCACCGATAGTAAATGGGTAGCCGAATGTAGCACCAGAGCTAAAGTCAAAGCTGACGGCTATATTGGCTGGAAGGCTCATCGGAAGCCGCCAAGTAGCCTATTCACTAGCGGGTCATTACCTGATAGGGATTGGTTTTGTACGGCTGATGCAATTTCTTTGCCGTCAATCTGAACCACGATAGTCCGATTATTGGCAAGGTCATTAGTGCCTCTGCCACTTCCAAGGAAACTGCCTAACTCCTCACCAGTAAAAGCTCTAGGAGCGTTAGGCACAGTAGTCACATTTGTACTTGGAATTATAGGTTTAGGTGTGACAATGCCTGTGTCAGTAGGAATCTTTGACCCAGTAACGTCAGCAAGCTTTTGTGCAAAAGTTTTAAGCCAAGTATCCCATCCGAGGAAAGGATTCTTAGCATCTGGCAAAGCGCGTAGGTAAGCCGCAAGCTGACCAGTTGAGTCAATAGACATGGCAAGGCGCTGGGATAGCTTGTCTGCCTCTGTCGTGTTATCTGTAAGCAAAGCTAGCTGGAGCTTTACGCGTAGTTCTTCTTCTTTAGATAGATTGCCTTTGAGAGCAGCTACAAGCTGAATCTGGTCTAGGTCAAAAAGAGCTGATTGCTTCTTGGCTAGGGCTTGCTTCCTCTGTTCTGCAGTTAAAGCCTTCTGATTCTTGACTTGTTGAGCGGCTAACTTAGCTAATTCTGCGGCTCGCTTCTTGGCATCTTGTTCTGCCTTTTTACGAGCAGCATCATCCTTTGTATAACCTGTGACTGCGTTATTTCCTGCTTCAAAGCCCTTAACGCCACGCAACTGCATCATGCTTCTGTAGCTTTGCAGTCTTTCATCGATAAAGTCTTGACCTTTAAGCAAACCTTCAAAGCTAAAGGCTATCTTTACCTTGTAAGCGAATAGCTCTAGGTTGTCACCAAAACGAGCTATCTTTCCAGCAAGATTATCAATCTTGTTAACCAAGCCTTCAACGCCATTAGATCCTGATGCAACCACAAAAGCATCTACTAGAGCTCCGCCAATTGACTCGCTAAGGCGGTCACTAGCTAAACCAATAGCAGTCAGTTTGCCAGCGGTTGTGTCTAGATAAGCTGCATTAGCTCCTGAGAACTGTGCGTTGAGTTTAGCTTGTACTTCTGCAAAGCTAGCAGTCTTGAGCTCTGCCTGAGTAAGTCCTAAATTGTATTTACGAAGCCCGCGAGTATTGCCAACATAAGCCATGCCAATATCTTTAGCAACTGTGGTGAGCTCTACGCCTGTACCGCGTGAGGTTTCTATGGCAAGGTTAAGGAGCTTCTGGCTCTGAGTTAATGATCCAGTCGTGGTCAGCAACGCCTGAAACGCTGGACGAAGCTGGTCATCGGCTACAGAAGCAGACTTTTCTAAATCCGATATAAATGTAGATACTTGGACATTAGCGAAAGATAGTCCTAAGTTATTTATAGCCGTAGTCAGGCGTTGAGCTGCTGCTTCATCGGCTGCAAAGGCTTTGACGGAAGCTCTGCCATAGGCTACCACTGCAGCGGTCGAAAGGGATACTCCGAGAGTCTTGCCAAGCTTCTTGACTTGCTTCTCTAACGATGTTGTGGCTTTGCTAGCATCGCTAAAAGCCTTCTTACCTACGAACTCTGCCGCTAAGCTAATTAGGATATTACTCATAGTGTGCTCCTAGCGTTTAGCTTTGCCGCTGCTGCTTCAATAGCTTTAATTACGTTACCGCGAGCTTTGCCTTCATCTTCTGTGTAGGCTCTGAATAAGGCTCTACCTGTTGACTTCTGGTCTTTACCTTTAAGAGTGCCACCGAGCTTAGGAGTAAAGTTTCCAGTAATGCCAGACTTGCGACCGGCAGTTTCGTAAATAGCTCCAGCTGCGCCTTTGTTATACATTGTTACAAGTGATCTAAAACCGTTACGGTTAGGCTTATTAGGCGTTGTCTTAAAGCTTATGCCTCTGCGAGCTTCTGTCGCATCGTAATAACGTTGAGCCCAGCGACCACCAGCGTTAGGGCGCTTGAGCCATCCGCTAGGTGCTTCTTCATTAGAAGGTAAAAACCCTCTAGCGTTCTTCACAACAGGCTTGACGAAAGCGCCAATCTGCTTGGTAGTTTCCTTAGCTAAGTCAGGCTCAAATTGTTTAAGAGCTTTTCTAAGAGCGAGAGCGCCCTTGAGCTCTGTTGGCATTGTCGCGCTCCTTTGCTAAGTCCTTTAATACTTCTACATGTGCCTTGAAAGCCATCGGTGATAGATTGACTATCGACTCGAACGGAACCCCGTACTCATACGACAACCTCGCGGCGGTATAAGTGACGGAGTTCCGATCTAGTCTAAAGGGTCGGAGTCTAGGACTTCAACCGCCTTTAGCGTTTCTAAGAAACCTTCGCCGAAAGGCTTGACAGTTTCTCCTGAGCGACGGATTGATTCCCAGCAGAGCCAGTAAATATCTGACTGCTTCTGATCCTCTAGTAAGGCTTTGTGAAAGCCCTTTTTGGCATATTGCTCGAAGGCGTATTCAATCAGCGGAGTAATCTCGTACTCTGTTACTGAGTTGTCTGCCCTTGTTACCTTTAGCTTTGCCATTCTTTTGCCCCTTTGTTTAGATTAGCTTGTTGTTACTGCAATTACGCCAGATACGTTCCAAGTTACTGACTGTGTTGAGATGTCACCAACTGCACCATTGACAGGTGTGATGTTGTTGACCAAGCATGTCATAGTGTAGAGCGGATTTGCGGCTGATGTTGCGGCTGATGTCTGCTTAACTGTGACTGTGGTGTTTGTTCCCCATGTTGAGTTAAGTGTCTGTAGTGTCTTAGATGATGCCTCGTCATTAAAGAAATCGATTGTAATGCTTGAAGCTTCTAGACCCTTGATAAATTTGTGGCCTGAATCTCCCATAGCTGTAACCTCAAGCTCATCGAATGAGCGGTTGATTGTTACAGATGAAACGAGTGTTGAGAGGTCTACCGCGTTGACAGTTAGAACCACTCCGTTGCTTAGATATACTGACACGGCTTATTCCTCTTCCTTTTTGATTGTTGGTTTTGGTGCTGGTGTTGCTGGTGGGAGCTGACCAATCTTCTCGAGGAAGGCTGCTTGCTCCTTTGTCCATTCTGCTAGATTGTCCATCTTAGCTCCATTCCGTAAGTGTGCTGATTGCAATATCGCAAGTCAGCAAATCTCCGGAAGCGATAGATAGAACGCTCGGTGCGCTCACGCTTCCTACATTGAACACGATGCTAGAAGCATCTAAAAGTTGAAAGACTCGAACTATGTCATTCTCAATGCCTAGAAGGTTGCCCTCATTGTCAAGCATTGGAACCATAATAGTAATAATAAAGTTAGCTAACGGAGCAACAGATGTACGATCATTGTTGGTCGGTGTGATGTACTCGCTGGCTGGAGTGATAATAACCGAGTTAGCAATGGGCGTAGCTGGTGGGTAGCTAAATACCTGATAAAGTGAATTGTCTAAAAGCGCTGACTTGATAGAAGCGCGTAGGGTTGAGATTGCTGCCATTAGCCGACCATAGATCGTGGGTCTAGGTAAGGCGCTAGTAAGCCTCTTACGCGAGCGAGTAGCTGGGAACTCATGGCGTACATGTTGCCAATTGAGCCATCTGGGTTCATGCCATTACCAGAGTTAGTCTGACGGCTAGTCCAGATAGATACGCAGATCATAAGCGATGCTTCTTGGATAGCTGGGATTGTTGTGTAGTCAGTATAAGTTTCAGCAGCAGATATGCCATAAGGCTCAACTGAATGCTTTGGGTTGTCGCTGGTGTGATTTGTAGTAATTGTAAATGAATACTCGTTGACTCCAGTAACCGTCTTATTGCCGTTATATCTTGCACCAGCACCAGAGATAGCAACTGTTTGACCTACATAAAAATAATCTGTAATAGGCTCATTAAAATAAAGAGTGCCTACAGTTCCTTCGTTTCCATGAGCGACAATATACTGCTGGTTCTTCCAAAGCATTGGAAGGAGAACATTGTCAGCAGCGTCGCAGACGGATTGAATTGTTGCATCCGAATAGAGCGAGCCCACGCCAAGTGCCGATTTAAGCTCGGCTACTGTTGTTATAGACATCCTCTATCCTTTCATAAGACCAGCGGGAGCCGAAGGGCACGACCCCCGCTGGTGTTCTAATGGGTGTTGCTTATGTGAAGTTGAACCAGTTTGCGCCAGCCGCTAACTTAGTGGCGAGTGCTCCTTGACCAAAGAGTAGAATATCTACTGTTCCGTCTGAGTTAATGTTAGTGCGAAGCTGCTGACGAGCACCCTCGTACCATGTGTAAGCATCTGGATTGATAACAGCCATTGAGTAATCAGCTGTACCGACTCCGCCAGAACCCTTCATGTAACGAGATACGCGAAGGTCAAGACCCGCGACTGATCCACGAATACTTGTAGGTGAAAGTACACCTGCGTTGTTCTGAGGATTTGCAGCAATATAGATTGGACGTCCGTTGTCGTTGTAGCTCATAATGTTAGCCCATTGTTCTGGTGTAACTACCATGTTACGACCAAAACCGAGTGATGCTGAATATACAGCTGCTGCTGCACTTGATACATACTTAAGCAAGCCATCGGCTGAATTAGCCTGTGCTGTTGCGTTAAGTGTACCTGCGCCCTGAATAGCTGTGGTTACAAATTCCTCAGTATCTTTTGCGTAAGCAAATTCCATTTGAACCAAGAGCTCATCTAGGAATGCAGGTGTTGAGTTTGTAAGGAGCTCAAGGGTAGTAATTGCGCGACCCTTGAATGACTTCTTTGTAACTGTGATATATGATGCTTCAAGTTGTGACTCTGTTACTGCACCATTCTCGTCAATCTGATCTACCAAAGGAACTTCAGTAATCTTAGGCAGCTCGAAGGTTTTTCCAAATTCTGGCATTGTACCGCGAGTGATTGAATCAATCATTGGGCGGTCAGCGTTTGAGAGGAAGTTAAGAAGCTGTGTGCTTTGTGGTGTTGGGATAAATCCTGCACCTGTTGTCTGATCGTTGTCAGCAGCGCGAAGCCATTGACG